AAAGTCTGGGATGAGTATCTATCTTTTGACGATAGGACAAAGCCACTACGAAATAAAAATGTAGAGATGGTGATAACTGCACCCAGACTTGCCTTTATAGAAAGAGGTGAACATAAACAACGAGACCAAATGATTCATACAGCTAGACAGGGAATGAGAGAAAGACAGGCAGAAGAAAAAGCAGGTATTAGAAAAACTCCCGAATGGCTAAAAGAAAAAACAGAAAAACATTTACAAAAGGTCCGCAATGTTAGTTCCTGATAATAAAAAAGAAGTAGCTTTAACAGAAAAGCAAGAAACATTTTTAACAGCTTTGTTTGGCGAAGCACAAGGTAATCCTAGAACAGCAGGTGATATAGCAGGATATGCAGATTATCATCAACCACTAAGAGCCTTAAAAGAAGAAATTATTACAAGAGCAGAAGAACAGTTAGCTGCTTTTGCACCTAGAGCAAGTATGGGAATGATAAATGCTTTAGATGAAGACGGAAGCCTACCCGGTGCTAATATTAGAATGGAAGCAGCCAAACAAATATTAGATAGAGTAGGATTATCTAAAAGAGAAAAATTAGATATAACTGCTAAAGTACAACACGGAGTTTTTATTTTACCACCTAAAGATAATGAGTGAAGAAAAAATTAAAATAGCAAGAAGAAAAAATGCTAGAGTGATTCCTTATGGTTATGAAATATCAGAAGATGACCCTGACTTTTTAATACAAAACGAAGACCATATGGAACTTATTAAGAAAGCAAAAAAGTTTATAGAAAATAATTGTTCATACAGAGAAACTGCAGAATGGTTATCCCACAATACAGGTAGAAAGCTGACAGGTATGGGGTTAAGAGAAGTGCTAAAGAGGGTTATACATAAAGGTTGGTAAGCGAACCTAAACCAAAAAAATCTGGTAGAAGAAGAGTAAAAGATTTAAATACTCCTTTAACTATTAAAGAAAAAAAAGCACGTAAGTCTGCACAAGATTTATTACGTGAAAGAAAACAAGATTTAAAAAAAGCCCAAGATAATTATTGGTCTACAAAAAGTAAAATAAAAGATATAGACAATGTGCTTGAAGGTAAACAACAAGTCATTGAACAAGATAAGATTGATGAAGCTACTCCTAATATTCGAGAAGCTATTAAAGATAGAGAAGTTATCTTTGAAGCAAACGAAGGACCACAAACACAATTTTTAGCAGCTTCAGAACGAGAAGTATTTTATGGTGGAGCAAGAGGCGGTGGTAAATCATACGCAATGTTGGTTGACCCACTACGTTATTGTCACAAACAAAAACACAGAGCATTATTAATTAGACGTACAATGCCTGAGTTAAGAGATTTAATTAATCACTCACAACAATTATATTCAAAAGCTTATCCCGGTGCTAAATGGAGAGAGCAAGAAAAAGAATGGAAGTTTCCTTCAGGTGCTAGAATAGAATTTGGATATGCGGAAAACTTAACTGATGCTCTTCGCTACCAAGGACAATCATATACTTGGATAGGCATAGACGAATTACCGCAATACCCTACCGAAGATATCTATAATTTTCTTCGGTCCTCTTTACGAAGTGTAGACCCAGACATTCCTGTTTACATGAGAGCAACAGGTAATCCGGGAAACGTAGGTTCGATGTGGGTTAAGAATATGTTTGTTGACCCTGCAGTACCTAATACAAAATTTGATATAGATATTAAAACTCCTAATGGTGTTAAACAAATATCTAGAAGATTCATTCCTGCTAAACTAGAAGATAATCCTTATCTTATGCAGACTGATGATTATTATGCTATGTTAGCTTCACTACCAGAAGTACAAAGAAAACAATTTTTAGAAGGTAATTGGGAAGCATTTGAAGATTCATCTTTTCCAGAGTTTAATAAAGAGGTACATGTTATTAAACCTTTTGATATTCCTAGAAACTGGATGAGATTTAGAGCATGTGACTGGGGTTATAGTTCACCGGCTTGTTGTTTATGGATAGCAATAGACTTTGATAATAATTTATTTGTTTACAGAGAATTATATACAAAAAAAATTACAGCAGATTTATTTGCTAGAAAAGTTTTAGAAGCAGAACAAGGGGAGTATATTAGATATGGTGTACTTGATAGTTCTACTTGGGCAAGACGAGGTGATATAGGACCGAGTATTGCAGAGACTATGATACTAGAAGGTTGTCGTTGGAGGCCATCTGATAGAAGTCCTAGAAGTAGAGTAGCCGGTAAATTAGAAATACATAAAAGATTAAGACCAGATGAAGAGACAGGATATCCTTCATTATTTATTTTAGATAATTGTATTAATTTAATTAGAACATTACCTATGTTACCAGTAGATAAAAATAATCCTGAAGATGTAAATACACATGCAGAAGACCATGCTTATGATGCACTAAGATATGGTTGTATGAGTAGACCAATACATCCTATTAAACAAGATTTTATAGATAAAGTAAACGAACCTAAAAGAGCAGCACCGGCAGATAGTGTGTTTGGATATTAATGAAAGATATTAAAATAGGATATAGAAACTATAAGATAAAAAATTTAGATTCTATCGTATCAAAGTGCAATGAAATAAATGGACAGTTTCTTGCATCCGATGGAATGATAGCGTTATCATCAACAGAAGATAATATATCTCATACGAATACTTTAATACATGAAATACTTCATGCTATAGTATATCAATGGGGAATAGACTTAGATGATAAAGAAGAAGAAAAGATTTGCAATACTCTTGCGAATGGACTAACAACTGTATATGTAGATAACCCTTGGTTACTACCTTACATACAGAAACAACTAAAAGGAGACAAATAAAATGGCAATAATGAAACAATACAAGCAAGGAGAACTTCCTGAAAACATGTATGGAAACGAAGCCTCAAAGCAGGGCGATTCCAAAACTAATGTTGTAAAGGGTGCTACAGCTTTACCTGCAGATGATTACAGTGAAACAGATGTAACAGCAGGTAGAAAAGCAAAAAATACTGTAGACAAAAAAGTTTTCTCAATGGCGGACGAAAGAGATTACTAAGGAAATATAAATGCCACATAGTAATATAGGCAGTAGTGGCTTATCTGAAACTGATGAAGTAAAATCATTAGATGATGCTAAAGATGATTCTTATAGTAATCTAGGTTCTTTAATTGAATCTAGATTAAAAGAAGCAGAACAGGCACGTCTATATGATGAAAAAAGATGGTTAAGGTCTTACAGAAACTATAGAGGAATCTATGGTTCTGATATGGCTTTTCGTGATTCAGAGAAGTCTAAAGTATTTGTTAAGGTAACAAAGACTAAAGTATTAGCTTCTTATGGACAACTTATCGAAGTGTTATTTTCACAAGGTAAGTTTCCTATTGGAATACAACCTACTTCAGACCCTTTAGGTGTAGCTAAGTATGCACACATAAAACCCGATAATTTAAAACAACAAGATGCTCGTATGGAAGACATCTATGGTTTTGAAGGTGATGGTAGAGAAATATCTCCGGGTGCTACTGCAGATGAAATACTAAATGGTTTAAAAAGTAAATACGAAAAAGCAGGTTTTGAAGAAGGTGCTGCACCTGATTTAAAAACTATGCCTCAAATAGAACCTGCAAATGAGGCAGCTAAAAACATGGAAACTTTAATCCATGACCAGTTAGAAGAGTCCCATGCAATATCTGTAATGAGACATGTTTTATTTGAAATGTGTTTATTAGGTACAGGTATTCTTAAAGGTCCCTTTAACTATGAACAAGCAGAACATAAATGGGAACTAAATGAAGAAGGGGAAAGAGAATATAAACCTATTAATAAATTAGTTCCAAGAGTAGAAGCAGTTAGTTGTTGGGATTTTTATCCTGACCCAGATGCTGTTACTATTGATGATGCAGACTATGTTATACAACGACACGTATATAATAGAACACAACTAAGAGATTTAGCAAATAGACCTTTTTTTAGAGAAAGTGCAATTAAAGATTGTTTAGCTGTAGGTTCTAATTATGAAACAAGAAGTTATGAAACAGCATTATATGATAGAGAAAATCAAGAAGAGTTTAGTAAGAATAGATATGAAATCCTAGAGTATTGGGGTACAATGGATAAAGACTTTGTAGAAGAAGCAGGTATCGATATCCCTACAGATTTAAAAACAGAATTAGATGAAGTGCAAATTAATGCATGGATATGTAATGGATATATACTAAGATTAGTATTAAATCCTTTTACTCCTGCAAGAATACCTTTTATGATTGCACCTTATGAAATTAATCCATATCAATTTTTTGGAGTAGGTATTCCAGAAAATATGGATGAC